GTGTTCATAGTAGAGAAGATTTGGATGTCAAGAAGATCTTCGATAACTTCGCGACGAACGAACGGAGCCAACTGCATAAATGGTACGAAATTGGCAGAGCCAAGTACCACAATTTGCCCGAAGGACTTATGTGAAAGTTTCAGAATATGCTTCTCAAGCATTTCCTGATACTCAGTTACTCGTGAGTCTTGATTAAGAAGCTTACCGTTCTGAATGATCTCGAAGAAGTATGGCTTCATACCTCTTCTAACAAGATATTCTTTACCACCGATTTTAAACTCACATTCAACCAAGCAACCCTTGCCGGTGATCGAGTTGATCAGCTGTGGTTTGTTGATGTCACGAAAAGCTTTACCATACAGAGCAAAGCTCAGAGCATCAAGCATGGTGGATTTACCAGCGCCATTGTCTCCCACAACAAGTGTGGATTTGGACTTGTCGAGCCTTACTTCTGTGAGTTGGTTACCCGTTGACATAAAATTAGCCCAACGGATAGTTTTAAAGTGAATGTGCATTTTTAGTCCTTACTCGACAGCCATCGCTTCAGTATACAACTTTCCGAGGAAATTGTCAAGCGATTTCTTGTCAACCTGTACATCCAGCTGTTCAACAACTTTCTTTAAGATAGTCATTGTGTCTTCAGTTTCGTTGATTGCTTCTTCATCTTCAGGATTCATCGTGAAGAAATCTTCAAGAACCTGTAGATTAGCTGGACCAACCTTTTCCAGTTTCTCAATAAGCAGACCGAAGAGATATGGGTTTGTCTTATTCTCAATAACCAGCTTCACATACTTACCGCGATACTGTTCAGCATCAAAATCTGTGATGTTCTTCATCGTCCATTCTTCATCGCGGTAGTAGATTTTCTCGAAGATGGTGAATGGGTTCTTGATAAAGGTAAGCTCACGTGTCTCGGTGTCGAAGATATGGAAGCCACGATCATCATCATAATCTGACCAAGTCATTTCATATGGTGCACCAAGATAGTTGATGTTACCACGTGTAGACTTATGGTGGAAGTGACCCGAGCAAACGATCTCAAACTTCTCGAAGATAGAAGCATCAAAACCACCATCAGCATACGAGCCACGGTACATTTCAAATCCATCAATCTCAAGGTGACCGAATAGAATCTGAGCTTTGGTGTTGTTAACAAACTCCATTGACTCTTGATAGTTACCCGAGCAAACCCAAGGTAGCATCGCGATTTTTGTGTTGTCAACTTCAACTTCTTGTGGTGAGTCATAGTAACGAATGTTCAAATTGGTATTGGAAAACAGCTCGCGCATGGAGTTTACTTCATTCGTATTCTTGAATGTTGTGTCGTGGTTACCAACAATAACATCAAGTTCGAGATTCAACTCTGTGCACTTCTCAACGAAGTTACGTAGATTACGAGCGGTCATGTAAGCGATATACTTACGACGATCTACAATATCACCAAGGTGAAACACTCTTGTAATATTGTGTTCTTTCAAATATGGAAAGAAGGTTTCGTCATAGAATTTGTTAAAGAAATCGGCGAAAATAGCACTGTCCCCACGAGCTCCCCAGTGAGTATCGGTGATAATAGCTATTTTCATGCAGACTCCTTTTTTTCTTCATCAGGGTGGGGATCAAGGAAAGGTGGGTCTTCGCTTTCGAACTTCTCAACACCACGTTTCTTTTTAGACTTGACGCCCTTCTTCTCAAACTTATTAACCAGATCATTGAGACGACCATCAACATTTGTCATCACAGTTACTGAGTGGGAATCATCATTCGTCTCACCACCAGGCATATCTGCAAGCAGGTTCATCAGAGAACTCTGCTCAAGCATCTTATGTTTGATGTATGATTGTTTCTTTTCTTTATCGAGTCTACGAAGAAAGGCGAAGTAGATAATCTGAGTGAAGTATGCAAACGGGTTCGCCTTCTCAGGATCATAATTGTGAATGTAGGTGAGGACATTCTCGATGCCATCACCAACCATTTCATCGCGATATGTATACCCAATAAAGTTAGGACGTAGTGACAAACGCTCAGCGATCTTTAGAATACATTCACCAACGTATTCTGGAATACGTGGTTTGGCGGTTCCTTCCTTTTCGGCAAGTCGATACGCCGTGATGAATTTAACCATCTCATCATACAGTCTTTTGTTGTCCACATAATGGACTCTCGCTTGTTTTGCCATACTCTATTCCTCTAGTTCTCAGTTGTTGAGGACGGCTGTAACATCTGCCCATCCTTAATGTCGAACATGTTTTCTTCTAGTGTACTTTCTACCAATTCTTTTAGCATATCAACATACATGCCGCGATGTACGATTTTTGCTTTCTCGAAAGTTGGTAAGCAGCCCTTGTAGTAATCTTCAACTTCTGGCGCTGCTGGAAAAGTGTACATAACGTTGATGGCGTTAATAGGCATGTGTATTTCTAAACTGTCTTTTAACATGTCGCGCATTAGAACATACCGAGAGCCATCATTATATACTGTTTCTAGTGAGACTGGATGTTTAATGATCAGGGCATCCACTTCTCTTCCAACAATCTCACCAATAATAGTTTCACTACTCATAAGGCGGATAATTGTTGCACTCATTTACCTAATCCTATGTTATAGATCTTGTACTCGAACTCTTCAGAGTCATAGATCTCGCATCTCTGTGCGAAGTGTTTTAAAGCATAGTTCTTGTGGTCTTTAATACTTAGATCATCCACGATATCATAAAGGATAGCACCCTCGGCTTGTTTCTCAGCATGTAGACGCAGCATACGTCCAATAGACTGCAAGACCTTGATCTTACCTTTCCCCAACCAGGCAGAGATCATGTGGTGCAGTCTTTTAATGTTCGTTCCTGTTGAGGTAGTTCCAAGCGATGCAATCAGAGTTGCATCTTCTTCATCCTCAATGGCGTGACGAATTTGCTCCCGCACTTCACCACTAATAGTACCGTCAATGTAGAAGACGTTCTTCTTTTTCTTCCCATCCATAATTAGCTGATAGATAATATCGCCATGGTCACGTTGACGGAAGAATACAAGCTTATTCCCTTTTAGGCTCAAAGTCAAGTTCTTTATGAATTTGTTTCTTTTGGGATGGTTAATAAGGAATTTCACCTCATCAGGGTATTCCATCTTCCTAACCAGTTTACAATCAGCATCTGAATAACGTAATACCAGACACTTTACCTGGAACTTGGAGGCGAATCCTTGATCAATCAATTCACGAGTCGTAATAGACTGGTATTTTGCCCCAAACAAACCTTCGATTGTTGTTTCATTCAAAGGTTCGCCATCCAGAGTTCCGGTTGTTCCGAAACGGTAACGGCATTCAGTCATGCTTGATAGAATCTGGATCAGCGAAGTAGCCTTGGCGCCGTGAGCTTCGTCCCCGAACACCACACCGAACTGGTTATACCAACCCTTCGGCATCTTCGTCTTACCATTATTGAGCGACTGCCATGTGGTGATAATAACATCAGCCTTGATGTTCATCTCTTTTGAGAGACCACCCTTATCCGTTGATTTGTGCACCTTACCTTTGTAACCATAATCACGGAAGTCGCCTTCCAGCTGGTTAACAAGTGAGATCGTCGGAACGATAATCAGCTTCTTGTGCTTCGCATACCATGTGCTGATCACGTAGATGATAAGAGACTTACCTGAACTGGTAGGTGATAGAAGTGTTCTGCGTCCTGTACGAATACACTTTACAATAGAGTCAACTTGATATTGACGCTCATCATATTCTTTTGGAATCTTAAGCTTATTAATGTGTTCTTTGATCTCATGCTCTGACACGTCCTCATAAAGAAGCTTATCATCAAGTCTGAATGTGTAGTCTCGAGCTTCGCAAAATTTCTTCACACGCTGTGCAAGACCAGCGTACAGATAACCAGTTAGTGTGTTTACCAACCGGATGCGCCCGTCCCACATACGCGAGCGATACTTTGGGTGAAACTTATAGTTAGGCGCAAAGAATGTGAACTCATCCCCGAGCTCTTTGACGATGCCAGGGTTTGCTACTACTTTTACATGAACATTATCCACATATTTGAGGAAGACTTCTTCAGTCATTATTACCTACTAAACTTTTAATTGTGTCTAGCTCAAATTTTGTGTACTCAAAGTCTACATAATATTTCATGAGCTTAAGACTCCAATTATTAAGATGATAAACCCGATAAACATATACCCAAGGAAAGAGCCAGAATCATAACTCGAAGAAGATACCCGCCTCTGACGATGCTTCTTAATCCTTGAGTATTTAATAGGCTTTTGTTTCTTGTTTAACTTTTCCCGTGTAATCCACCCATTAAAGTTTGTAGTTCTGTATATTCCTTCAGTGCCATTACTACTTCGGCTGTGTGTTATTCGTGTGTTACCACCTTTGGTGCTGACAGCAGTAGTGATGTTTCGCGTTTTGTTATTAAACGTAGTAGTTCTTCGAATACCACTCTTACTTGTGTGTGATGTTCTCTTGTATGCCACTAGTTAACTCCGCTGGTGAATTTTAGGTAATCTAATGCTGTTTTGATATTGAATCCACGACTATTTAGGCCCTTGATAATAGACTCAAGTAGTTCGAGCTTCTCTTCTTGAAGACCAATCTTGAGAGAGATATCCACGATGTCTTTATCGCTATCAACATATTGCATTGCATCCGCGCGAAGGATCTTACCTTGCGCGGGTAGTTCCCAACCAAGTGCTTGGGAATCTTCCGTTGGACCCATTGTATAGAACTCATACTTCTGGAGCTTCAGCCGTTTGTAATCAACGGTAAGCTTCTTCAAAGTAAGACGTTCGTTTGAGAAGATCTTGAAATACTTGTGGTGGAGTTGGGCTATTTTGAGGCTTTCCTCACCCAACTCCGTCCGGTCTATCTTACTGTCAGCTTCCCATAATTTAAAAATCGCATCAAGCTTCATTATCTCTTTCCAAACATCGGATCAATTGGTGGATCATACCTATGAACAAGGTCATCTTTTGCAATCTGCTTTTGTTTTTTCTTTTCCATCATCATTTCTATCTTATATCCAACCAACCAAGAAATAACAATAAACAGAAATACAGAAAATCCTATCATACAGCTTGGCCCATCATGATATAGATCTGGTAAATGAGAGCGGCAACAGCTAGAGCCATGCCGATTCCTAGAATAATTTTACTGAACATTATGTCGTCCTTCTTACTGAATAAGACAGATATCTAAATGTAGCTGTCGCGGTTAAATACTCAACATCAATATCCTGAGATGTAAATGTCAGAGGAGAAATAGCTACTGGGAACGCATCTTTAAATGTAATCCCGATATTAGGTGTTTGGCTACTCTTCATTATAGTGAGTTCCAGGTCAGAAGTCAAGCCTTTTTGATCTCCAGCTGGTTTATCTTTTAAATCTCTGTAACCAGTAAAGTTAACAGGTGAGCCTAATGCTACCATCCAATCGTGTAATTCAAACCAGTTTCCGAAGTTCTCATCTACTTTGAATTGAACAGCAAGATCATCATACCGAATCTTTCCACTAAAAGGAATACTTACAAAAGGAGTTGGCTGCTCCACCACACTCAGATTAATCCCTGGAAGCTCTACAGCATTAGTAAAATAAGTCATAGTTGGAGCACGCGCGAGCGTGAACTTAAAGCCAAGCTGACTTAACATATTAATATTTGATGGGGTTGTAGTCATTATGGTCCTCGGTATTCACAGTGACATTACTGATTATATCGCATTCTGCAGGTAAGTAAAGTAAAAACTGAAAATAGTTTAACCACCATGATCGAAGGAAATTTCGTGATTACCATCTTTTCTCTTATAGACACTAAATCTACCATCTACCCCACCATCCTTTTCTGATGCTGCGTTGTATTTTTTGGTGTAATCCAAAACATGTTCAGGTTTTAAACCAAGATGTTTGTGTAGATCACCCAATTTTGCATCAAAACTATATGGTAAGTCATTGTGGCCAAGTTTAGACCATATTGGGTTTTCTTTAGGTGCATTGCCTAATGCATTGTGAACATTTCCTCGATGCGAATTAAGATTATTTGAGGAAGCTGTAATAGCTTCTTGTATTTTCTGCCATTTACCCATGTTGTTTCTCCTTTAAGATTTACACTATTTATGCAAAGAAAAAGGACGCCCCTTTCGGAGCGTCCAAGTTTTCTACTCTACTTTGTTTCTCTAATGGAAACTTATAGAACTACATGATGTTGTTCACGAGCACGCGTCTGTAGTAGACGTTTGAGTCTTGCTCGAGAGCAGCGTTCGCATCAGCAGCAGTTGTACCCTTGGCGAATGGATTTGGGGCCATGCCATAACGGGTCTTGAAGCCGATTTTTGGTTGGAACGTTGATGGGTCAACTGCACGTACCATTTGTAGTGGCACGTATGGGCAGTAGAAGAGACCGGCGTCGAAAGCGTTTGCACCTTTGAAGCCAGATACCATGTAGTTGGCACCAGCGTATGGGTCGATGAACACTTTTGTACGACCATTTAGGACACCAGCGAAGGTATAACCTGTGTCGTCAACTGCGAGGTTGTTTCCAGCAAGGGCTGGTGTGTAATCAAGAACGCCTGCTGCATTCAGAGCCGAAGCGACGTCTGAAGAACAGATGATCATGTTACCACGGCCACGACGTGTATCGCGGGCGATTTTGTTAGCTTCACGTTCAATCTGGAACATGAGACCCTTGAACTTTTCAACTGACCAACGGCCATTTGAGTCTGTGTCAAGGTCGAAGATACCAGAAGTTGTAGTACCTTCAGTTGCACCGCGAGTAGCAGTGATGATGATAGAACGAACAACTTCACGGTTGATCTCGGCGAGGATTTCACCAGACAGAATGTTTGAGAGTTCTGTCTCAGCGTCAAGACCGTGGATAGCTTTCAGGTCTTGTGCGAGTTCGAGTGAGTATTCAGCTTTTAGGGCACGTGACTTAGCCGAAACTGTCACTTTCTCGATGCTGAATGCCATCTCTGGGAAGATCGCTGTTGTGTTAGATCCGAGACCTTCAGCTGTACCAAGGATTAGACCCATGGTTGTGTTGTAGGTCGAGTTACCAGCGTTGTTAGAAACGCCTGGTGCGGTTCCAACAGTGTTGGCACCGAAGTCAGTTGCAGCGGAGGCACCTGTTGCTGCTACGGCAGCGTTAGCACCAGCACGTGAAGACCAACCAGCATCAGCTTCGTTGTAGAAAGCTTCTGTTCCGGCTTGGTTTGCGTAACGTGAACGCATTGCGAAGATCAGGCCGGTTGGACCGGTCATTGGCTGAACGCCGCAAATGTCGTAGGCGATTAGGTTTGGCATCGAACGGCGAACCAGTGAAATTAGAACTGGGTCGAAGTTGTCGATGCTTGAGCCTGTGGCGTTCGTTGGCGTGGCTTCACCAAGGAGTTGCTGTGCGCCATACTGGCCTGATTCACGCAGAGCGATCTCTGTGTTTTCAAGGCAGTGAGCTGTCACAAACTTACGCTGTCCGGACTTGAGGTCGGGCAGGTCTTTGTGCTCAAGCACGTCTCCCCACTTTTTGTAAAGATCTTTGGCTAACATATTCTTCTACTCCTTAGTGAGATTTTTATCTCGTTATTAGATTTATTTAGTCTTTTATCGTGTTTAAGTTATTCGCCTACAGTTTGCGAAATTGCTTGTACGTAACGTGACATAGCTGGGTTTGCAGATTTTTCTGCTACAGCTTCATCAAGTGGCACGTCGTTTTCTTCAGTCAGTACAGCTGAGCTTAGCTTAGATGACTTCATGAAATGCTTCTCTTTAATCACAGCAAGCTTACGCTTGAATGACCCAGAATCGGAATACTCGAGACCTTCAGCAAGAGTGCGGAATTTCTCAACTTGAGTTGCTACCATTCCTTCGGCGACTTCATCGAATACTTCCGAGCGAACGCCCTCTTCGATTGCTGTCTGAAGTTCGATATTCTTGTTGACTTCTTCATCAAGAGCAGCTTCAAGATTTTCGATCTTGTTAGTAAGTTGCTCAAGAACGTCAACTTTTGATTCTGGAACTTTGATGTTGTTTTCTGTGAAGAGTGTATAGAGACCTTCAAGGAAGGACTCTGCGATTTCAGAACGAAGTGACTGGTCTACTTCGATGGCATTTTCTTTTAACCATTCTCCAGCAACATAGTTGAGGTATTGGTCAAGTGTGTCCGTTACCTGTTCGATGATTGCTTCTGCTTCTTCTTTCATTCTTTCTTCGAATTCTTCTTCGATCTCAGCGCGAGCAAGAACAACGCGAGATTCTACAAGAGCTCCGAAAATCTCAGCGGCCTTGGCTTTGAAATCTTCTGAAAGTTCTTCACCGGCGAATACTTCGTCGATGTCTTCTTTTGTAGCGATTGTTGATGCGTTTTTGGCTGCAGCATTTGGATCGATGTTAGCTGCTTCTTGACCGATTTGTGCAATCGAGTCATTGAAGAAGTGAGTAAGATCTTCCATACCTAGCTGAGCGAGCATCTGTGTGAATGTGGCGAGCATAGATGCGCGCGATGGATTTGGCACGAGAGTAGCAGCGCCTGCTGATTCTTCTGCTACTGTCTTTGTTGGTTTAGGCATTTCCTTAACTCCGTTTTATATGTTTTATTTATTCGTGTTTGATATGCTGCGAATGAACGATTCGAAGATTTTGAGTTTACGAGACTCTAATTCACGTGAAGAGACGGCTTTTTCAACTGCAGTACGAGCTTTCTCTGCAATAAGTTGATCACCCTTCCATGCCCAATCAAGTCCTTCCATGATGCCATTGACGAAAGCATCTGGTGCAGAAGGATCAGCAACGATATCTGCTGCTGTAGATAGGAAGAAATCGTCTTTGACGAGCTTATATCCCTTGTTTGTTTCTTCGAGTGATCCAAGACCACGAGTCGAAACACCAATTTTACCACCACCTTCGAGGATGCCGACAACGATGTTACCCATTGGTGTGTCAAGAATCTTGGCACGACCAATGTAGTTATCACCATTTCGGCTTAGTTTTTCGATCAGGTGTGAAACGCGATCAAGGTTAATAGATGGACCTTCTGGATGACCAAGTTCACCGAATGCGCGTTTGTTTTCGATGTATGTTTTCTGATATTTTCCGACGGCATTCTCCAGAACTTCTACTGGGTAGAAACGTCCGTTACGATTCTGAATGTTACCCATCATGAACACACCTTCGATAAAGTGTGATTTGCGTTCACCTTCCTTGCCTTCTGTGACAAGTTTCACGTCTTCATTAACTTCTGTGATGAGTTTCATCTTAATTACTATCCTGCTCTGAAGTATTCGCTGTTTGCTAATGGTGGGCGATCTAGAGGTCCGAGTTTCTGTAAATCAAGAATCAGGAATCCAGAAGTAGCACCAATTAGGTTTGCTGTTAGGTTCGCTGACGCGTCAACCTTAATCTGTTTACCGTTGCCGGTGAAATCTAGATAGCAAGTAGAGTCGATTACTAGAACGACGTTTGCACCACGCTTGATTTCCCAATAGGCAGCGTTACCTGATGGAGATCCAGCCCAAGCCTGATTAATCGCAGCTGTAGCAAGAATTTCGCCTTCTAAAGCAACGTTAGAAACTGAATTGTTTCCGGCAATAATAATGTTACCGGAGTTGGCGTTACAATGAATGGTTACTGTACCATTTCTCTTGTTGTCCATAATCGTATATGGCATTACTTGATTCCTTTAGAGTTTGTGATGGCGAAGTCAAGTAGTTTGTCTACACCTTCTGGAGTTTCTGCGATCTCAAGAAACCGATCTTGGTTATCTTCGGTGAGAGAGTTGTAGATATCTACAAGAAGAGACTGATCAGATTCGCTAAGCTCGGCGATGTGTTCGTAATCTCCAGCGGGATCATATGAGTTTCTTTGCAAGGCTTTATTGGCTTGCATATTGGCTTGCATGGTTGCAAGATCTTGGGCGATAACTGGGTTTCGACGAACATTTGGACGAGCTACATTTCCACGAGCAACCATCTCATTAGCTGGATGTGTTCTCATCCATTCTTTTTGAGCAGGATCCTGCGGGGCTTCTCGGCCACCGAGTTTCAGTGTTTTTTTACCAAATATTTCGTCAATCTTATTGCCTTGGGGTTCGTATGAGTTTGTTAAACCAGCTTTAGTGATAGCTCTGCGGTTAGATCTACGCGAACGCGCTGCATTTGCAAATCCAGGCCATTTTCTTAGTCCATCACCATGAGCTTTGTCGAAATCACTTTGAGCTTTAGCGAACTGCGTTCCTTCGGTGTCTTTCATACCCTGATCACCTAAGATGCTTCGATCTGCATGCGCGGCTCGGTTTTTACGTAGTCTTAGTTCTTCTTGATCAGTTTCAACATCTTTCATTTTGCCTTCATAGATATCTGCATCTTGTCCAGGCTCATAACCATGGTCCGGAGCACGCTTAGCTCTTTTGACATTAGTAGCTTTAAATACATCATCATCGTTTTCGTTGGCATCAGGATGCACAACATAGACGTGTTTTTTCACAAAAGCTTTCGTGCCCTTTGAAACATCTGATGGTGCTTCAAGCTCTCTAAGCTTTGCTGTTTGTTGACGTAATTTACCTAATGTCTTGGCCATTGTTATTTAATCCTACTATTCGTCTTCGTCTTCAATGTTTAGATCATCATCGTCTTCGAATTCGATATCATCGTCATCTACTGGCATATCATCGTCGTCTAGATCAAAATCTGCAAAGAGGTTTTCTTCATCTTCGTCAGTTAGTTCTAGATCTTCATCATCGAACTCAATTTCTTCGTCATCAAAATCTTCAATATCATCTTCATCTTCTGGAGCTTCACCAAACATATTGGCAGCTACTTCAGCTTTGAGTTCTTCTACTCTGTCAACGACACGCTGAGACAAAAGATCTCCAAACGCATCTTTGAATTTTGATGGTTGCTTATCTAAAGCAAACTGTACAAGGTCTTTAAGTTCGGCCATTTGATGATTCTCCGTTAATCTGTTATATTTATGCTTTATTTCTTTTTGGTTGGCGGCTTTTTAGTTGTACCGGGTTCTGGAGCAAGATCTTCCATTGGTGGGTTCAAGATGGGGTCTGCCATCTCTTCCATGATCTTCTCATTTTCACGTTCAATGTCTTCTTCGCTCTGTCTTAGAATCTGTTTACGAACTGTTTGGTGTGATAGATATTTACCAACAATACCGTTACCAACGAGATTGGTGACCATATCAATTCGATCGCGCATGATCTCTAGATCTTTTAGTTCTGATGTATGACTGTCGTCATTGAAAACATACTGGAAATACTGGCGAATCTGCTTCCATTCATCTTGATTAATGACACCTTTTAGGATAAGTTGTTTCTCCATGATCTTATTGAAAAGATCAGAGAAACGGGCGCGAAGCCGCTTGATAAACTTGGTAAATTTAAGTTCATCACGCGTAATCTCTGTAGCACGGCCTAATGTATAAGCCTGTGTTGGATCAAGACGTGTAATTGGAACGTTGAGTGATTTGTATAAGTTGTTCTGGAAATATTTAATATCGTCGATATCTCCAAGGTTTTGACCACCTGGCAGAGTCGTAATTTCTGTACCCTTACCGCCTTCGCGACGTGGTAGCCAGAAATCCTCAAGCATCGTCATAAATTTACGATCATCACGGATTTCTCCGCTGGATGCGTCGTAAACAAGCTTATTCTTGAACTTGGTCATAATGTCGCGCAGATACTGTTCGGCTTTAAGCTTAGGCAGGTTACCGACATCAATGTAGAACACACGACGTTCTGGTGCGCGAGAGATACGATAAATGACTAGCGAGTCTTCCATCGCTTTAAGCTGGTTGAGTGGTTTAATGGCTTTCTGCAGATAACCAGTTACAACATCACCATTGGTTGATGTTAGACCGCTGGTGCAGTGAGCAATCGCATCCTTAGAAATCTTAAGACCAGTTAATTGCCCTTGGTCCGGCAACGTGGCTGGTGATACAGCTTTCGCAAACCCTCTTGGGTTGTATACGAAATACTCATCAACCGTCTCTACGACAGGCATACCTTGAATTTGTTTTTGTTTTACCTGACGAACCTTACGGATCTTACGAGGATCAACGTAACGGATTTCTTGTACACCAAGCTGTGGTTGTTTGTTGTCAATGATAAGATGATAATACAAACGACCATCTACATACCAGCGACGAAATAGTTCATATCCCTGGTGTTGGAACTCAAGAAGATTCAATACTGTATTGAACTCACTCTGAATAATTTGTTTGATTTTTGGTGCTACTTCAAGTTCATCCAGATTAAGGATGACTGTCTTTTTTAGATCTTCAAGACAAATAGCTTCGTTGACAATGTCATCAATGGCGATGTCGATCTCTGGGTTGAGAGACATCTCACGATACTTCGTGACAAGCTCTGCCTCATTACGAATACTACCATCAAGATCGATGTATACGCCTTGAACACCGCCAGCAGCGGCCAGAACCGCACCATCATCTTTTACCTCAGGAGTAAAAGAGATTGGTGCTGCGTTCTGGTTTTCTTTACGTGTTATTCTGAAACCAAAAAGGTCCATGTATACTCCATGCCGAATAGAGAAGCGTTAGCCAGAATTACTGACCGCCAGCATTCCCTGTGGTGCCACCAGAAACTCTCCAGTAGTCAAATTCGAATGTTACTCCGAATGTTTCAATCTGGTCATTGTCAGCCCAGTTAAGGCTGATTTCTGAGATATTTGTTGGGAAAATCCCAACAAACTCATACTCACGGAGGATACGTCCGTCTTTTCCGTATTGAATAACCTGGGCTTGTGATTTGTAGTTTGCAAGTTCACGAATGTTACCTTGGAAACGATTGATCTTGTTAGACCATTCTTCCATGGCGTTTCTGATCTTAAAGTCTTCATCGTTGATTACCAGAACTTCCCAAGGACCATATTGGCGGTCCCCAGCAAGTTTGATAGTACGGCCGAAGTAAGGGACCTGAATGGTCCCCAACCCGGCAGCTGGAATTTGAGAAGCTTGTACAAGGAATGGTACTTTGATGTCAGCAGCACCGTTCGCTGGGTTCGTAATACGAACTTGGAACAGGTTCTGACGAGCACCACCACCTGACAGTTGACTTTTGATTTCGTTGATATTAAAGGCCATTTTTCTATTCTCCTGAGTTATTTATTAGAACTGGCCAATGATCTCATCGAACTCAACACCGGTGCGAACCGCAACGAAGTTAAGCTGAATGAAGTTAATCGACTTAGCGGGTTTAATATAGATATCACCAACGAAGCGATTGCTGTCAATAACCTCAGATGTGTTATTTGTCTCGTCGCACACTACGCGGAAATCGTAGATGCCACGGCGACCTTGCACATCACGGAGGAATGGCTCAACAAGGTTCTTGAATTGTGCGCGAGTAAATTCATCATTGAATTCGAACAGCATTGCATTTGCAGCATTTGCGATTGCTTTCTCAAGGATGATAAACAGGCGACGAACGTTAATGCGGTTAAATGCACTTTCTTTTTCCAATAGAGTCTTATCACCGAACAGGATTGTTCCTTGTCCGGGGAAAGTCACAACTGGGTCTACACCTTTACCGTACAGAATATCACGTTCTGCTTGTTTTGGGTTCCAGGCGAGTTTAACAACGTTCTTGATTGAGCCACGATTGAATCCGGCTGGTGAGAACCAAGGATCACGTGTCTGATCAGTACGGGCTGTTAGACCAGCGATATCGCCGTTTAGAGGAACCCAACGATACACATCATTGTATTTGTCATACTGATATTTGTATCCTGAGTCCATCACGGCGTAGCTTGAGCTACGGAGACCATCACGGAACGTTACAACAGAGTCAGACTCTGCACCATCAGTTCTCACAACGTCAGATTTCTGTGGTGAGATAAAGGCGACGCAATCTTTACGAGCTTCAGAGATATTGTCGATGATGTAATTGGCCATCTGAGTACCAGAAGCTCCTGCCGCTTTACCAGCAATCAGCAATGATACATCTACTGATGCTGTGTCTGCGAAAAGGTCCCAAGCTGCAGCAAGTTCTGCTGCTGCGATGCTTGATTCAGATACTCCAGCAGTACCACCACTTAGTGATACAGTATATGGAACGAGCGCTGTTGAAGCAGAAACGAGAACGGCTGTGTTAGAAGCTGCACCCGAACGATCTGCCGCCCACCAAAGGTAACGAGAAAGATCGTTAATAGCTGTTTTGTAGTATGCAGACGAACCATCATCGCTACGAGAATCTGTTGCGCGAGAAAGGTTTGTAAACACTTCAAGAACTGTTCCTGGAGCTCCAGTAAATTTGCCGTCTTCATCAACAACAACTACTGAAACTTCATCAACAACAGAACTCCCGACGGCTGTGAGGGCAGCGCTTGTTCCTGGTGCTTTTCCAACCACAGAAGAATATTCCCAGTATCGTGAGATCGTGTTAGCTGCGAAAGCCGTTGATAGAGCATAATTTCCATCAAAGGATACTGTGAATGAAGAGTTACCAGAGTTTGTTGTTACAGCGCCGATAGATGTGATTTTTAGTTTCTGTTTGTTGATTGAATTATTTCCAACTTCAAGAACGTCACCAACGATCAGCGAAGTAGAAAGTCCTGTCGCTAGGATGGCGGCGTTTGTTGAATGGAGTGATGCGGAGTTCGCAACATAGATCGTTGCGCTGTTTGCGTTAAGAGCAACAGTAATACCAGCTCCTCCAGGAATGACGGTGCTGTTTGCAGTTACGCCACCAGATGTCATTGAGTATGGGTTAAGTGTTGATTGATATTGCGCAGCTGTATCACATACAGAAACCTTTAGCGAGTTACCGAGATCTGATGGATATTTCGCTACCCACTCAACGCCAGCTGGGAAAGTTACTGTATCGTAGTGATCTGCATTCTTAACGATAGCAGCCGAACGGTTTGTTACTGCAGCAGAGTTTGCTACAGCGTTAAATGACAGTGCCGCATCAAAGTAGTTAATTGTGTTTACGATTGGTGTAGCACCGCTACCGGTTGTCGAGTTTGCACTTAGAACAACACGAGTTACCCCGGTACGTGTTAGCGTGTGGCCAGTGTCCGTTGTAACACCCTTTGTAAGAGTAATAACCGAACCGTCAACGGTGGCGGAGAGATACAGAGTTGTTGAATTTGCGGCGCGCACGAAGTATGTAGCGTTGTTTGCTAGTTCTGTAAGAACTGTGTTTCCGGCAGCTACCGAGTAGCTTACTGTTTCACCAGTTACGAATGGGTTGGCAACAAAAGTGATTTGTCCGTTCGCAGCAACTGATGTGTTAGCGGAGGCGAATGTGTTTGATAGAGTTGTGTTACTTGCTGATACAATAGTTGCTCCTTCTGGGATGCCAGCACCGAATGCACCATAACCAGCTTCTAGTCCAGCAACTGCAGAGTAAACAATCAGAGTTGTGTTGCTTGTAAGCGCAGTTCCAACGCTGTTAGCGAAACCGCTTGTTTTTGCTGCACGGCTGACATAGAGTCTGTTTGCATAAGAAAGATAGTTTGCTGCCGAGAAAAAGCTCTCGAAATTGTTGTTGTTTGGTTTTCCGTAGCGAGCCACAAGGTCATTCTCGCCTGTAATGAGAGAGAACTTACCGACTGGTCCCCAGTTGAATGGGCCTGCGAACGCCCCTACGGCGGTGGCTACGGCTGGTACAGTTGTCGTTAAATCGACCTCCGTAACATTAATACCTGGACTTACTTGGAACGTCATCGACATATTCTCCCTACAATCGTTACGGGTGGTTTAACTATTATTCTTATTTATAAAACGCTAGTTCCACGCGATTTTATTCTATTGAAACGCCTCCCATGAGCCCGCCGAATTCGTCACGATTTCGTCTATCGAGCACAGTTGGAGTATCATTAATTATTTCATCTAATTCGTCGTCTCCAGACGCAAATATCCCGAATGGGAGCATTTCATCTTCGAGCATACGTTCGTTTTGTTCATAGATCTTTTTTCTAACGTCCAGATCAGTAATTTCTCGCAAGTACGACTGAGTTGAAAGCCAGCCGAATAGAACACAACACATAGCAAGGTCATCATTACCATCTTCAGCTTCGTATGATTGACCTTTAAGTACGAATCTTGTTAACTCATAAATAATATCCGCATCTTCAATGATAAACTTATCGGACTCGACAAGCGTTTTTAATGTTGAGCAACCAATTCTTTTAACCTGTTTTGTCGTTCTCACTCCTTTGTGAGTAGAAGTGGCGAATCCCCCAGACAATGACTGACCATTACGACCAGACATAGCTGAGACAAGCATACCTTCATACTCTAGATCATAGTGTAGAATATCTGCAACCTGTTGACCAATATCATTAGTCTCTACAAGTACCAGAGCATTATTGTAGTATTTAGCCGTCTCAAAAATGATGTTTGGTAGAATCAGTGGTGAGATCGTATTGTTCTTAAATACCGCAGCAACCTTGTATGGGAATGTTGAAACGTTCACCACGATGAATGCGGAGTAGTCTGCTCCAGCTCCACGAGCTGTGTCAACGACCATAGCATACACTGTGTTTGGATCAGGCTCGTAGTATTCTTTGAGCCCGAGATGGTTTTGTTTAATTGGTTTTTTCCAAGCCAGTGTACGCAGCTTAGATGGGTGAATAAGTGTGTTGGCTGAACCGAGGAACTCGCACTCGTATTCCTGCCGGAACTTATCTTCCGATGTGTTCGCGATCTCCTGTGCTTTCCACTTTTCGTCACGACCGGGGATGTCTGACCAGTGAACCTCAACACGCTTGTAGCTGTTGCGGCCTTCTTCAGAGTCAATCCAGATCTTATAGAAGAGCTCCATACCCTTTGGAGTAGAAGTGATAATAAGCTGAGTCTTTTCACCCGATGAAATTGTTGGGTACACGGATGTGAAAAAGTCATCTTGAATGTTTCGTTCAACGTGCGCGAACTCATCAAGGTAAACTAGGTTGTATGTGTCACCACGAGCAGCAGATGATGATGTAGAAGTAGCAACGATCTTAGAACCGTTCTCAAGTTCAACGTTACCCTTGTTCCATTCTGTTACACCTTGCTGCATCCAGCTTGGAAGGTTCTCGAACATCTTCTGAATACGATCAAGAATCTCTCGCGCTTTCTTGTCTTTGTTAGCAAGAATGGCGACGTTCGTGTATTCGTTAAAAATAACTTTCCACAAAATGTATGATGCCGTCGTCGTGGTTTTACCAACCTGACGCGGCATCTTGCATATTACGAATCTGTGTGAGACATATGTCTCGATCATTTCTTCCTGGAACTTGTGTAGCTTGAAATTAATCAAGCCACGATCCACGTGAATGATCTTACAATATTTGTGAATAAAGTAAATAGGATCTTCCGCGCATCGTATGTATTCTTTAAGTTGGTGTGGTGTCCACTCAACGGCGACGTTAGATCTTTTTAGTTTTGGGTTTCCTAGATATGACTGTCTTTCACTACTCATTAGTATTGTTTTTGATCAATTTTAGAAGATCGGCTGTACTCAACACCAGGTTGTTGTTTACCGTTGTTGGGGACCCATCGGTCTTCCTGACCAACTCCCTTTTTTGCTTTCTAAGCGTTAATAGGTCTTTATTGGTATCAACCGCAATCTTCATAAGGTTGCCTAAGACCTCATATGCTCTTGGATGTTGCGATTGTTTTGCAACCTGCTTCATCTCTTGTAAGATTTCTTTACCTTCTTCAATGATTTCTTTGAGATTCTCTCTCGCAAGTTGGAAGTCTTCATTCACTTCTTTCTCATCATCAACAGTAGCAGGAACCTGTTCAACAACAGGAACAAGTTCACCATGCACCAATGGAGCTTCTTCTGGTGCTGGTGCTACATTGAGCACTTTATCTAAATCGCTATTCATTATATATTCTCAATAAATTGATTGATAAATGCATAATCACTATTCGGATTAATATCGTCATATGATACAGTCAACGCAAGATTAGATGTCGGGGAACCGTTCGCAAGCTGGCCAGGTTGAGCAAGAACTGTAGCTACTCTTGGTGATGCTGTATTTGCATTTTGCGGATCATTAGAAAGAATGAACCCGGTGTTAGCAAAATGAATTAAAGATGACTGACGAACAGGACCATATAGATATCCCTTCATTGTGAATGTCAAAATCCAAACAAGTGAACGTCTTGTATCAAAGTTACCTTCGTAGATATCCTGAACAGATGTATCATTCAACACCACTGGAATATCCATTGTTCTTCCAAGTTCCGGTAGAATGTTCGCGGTAACTGTGAAGTCTGGTGTGAAGTAAGGTAAGATCTGCTCAACGATACGTGTACCATCAGCGGCATTCTTTACCATAATGTACAAGTTAAAAATGATATCATATGGTACTGGTTGATAAGCGTACTTCGCTGTACCATCTGCTTGCATATTATACTGTTTTCCAACAGTAGACAGTTTTCTTGATGGGTCATATTGATAGTTGTTAATCTCAAAAGACATATGTGGCAGTGTAATTGCGATCTGATTTTCAAGATCTGGATCAGCACTTACACGAGCGAGCATCTTTTCTTTAGGAGCATATGTCAGAGGAACTTTAATGGTTGCTTGTGTGTTGTTCTGCGAGTTCTCTCTTGTTATGTAGATGTTATTGAACAACGTACCAAAGATGATAACGTACTTTCTCATAATGTCGTGTGACCATGTCTGTCCGAACATTATACATTACCTTCTGAAAATGGATCGCGCTCGCTCCAGTCGAGAATGTCATCACCCTCAGTTTGAAGCTCGCTGCTGTCATCCAAGAAGTCACCAGATTGTTCATCAAGACTATATCCACCTTGAATAATTGGATATCCATCTTGGTCTTTGATCATAAATCCATCTTGCGTCAAGAGAGCGAAGTTTGTTAAATCTGTTGAACGGTTGCGATAGATATTGTCAATCTCATCGATACCAGTATTAAACACTTCGTTGCTGTATTCAAACACTTCACATGATAAATCATAGAATTGTATCTTACCCATCTGGTAGAATACTGGCGTCTTGTTTACAAATTTAATAGCATAGACACGATTATCCATAGGAACATGGATAAGATCTCCTTCGCGAGGGCGGGAAATTCCTTCTATTCCACCTATTTCCGCAGCAAAATTCTTTACCGACACAGTTAATACAAGAGTATCACGGATTTCGAGATTAAACTTGGAAAGAAACACGCCATCGCCTTCATAGCTATCAAAGCTACGAATGTAGAAATCTAGTAAGTATGATCTATTGTAAGTTGAGAGTGGAGCCTCACCATATACCTCATCACGATGTACGAGATCACGAATAATATAGTTGCAATCGTGTCCATAAAACTTGATACTCTCCATTACAAGATCTTCAATTAGATCCTGTTCTGGAGCATTATAAAATGCATCAATATATGGATTCGTTGCCATATTTTAGCCGATCATATCTTCGACGGGAAGCGAGAATTCGGTAATCATTCTTGCTTCAAGATCTTTGATTTCTGCTAATGCTTCTTCTTTAATCTGTTGTCCATTAAACTGGACACCACCAGGTAATTGCATACCAGTAAATTTGGAAAGATTGTTTCCCCACTGTTCTTTAATTTTAGCTGTAGCGTATAGTTGTAACCAACGATCAGACCATGCATCTGTGTATGTGTCCGGATCAACAAGCATATATCCCTCAACAACAATCCACTTACCAACAGCAGCTTGTGTCCAATCCATATCAATGTAGATCTTATCTGTGTGGCGATTAAATCGAACACGTTGGTTTCCAACGAAAAGTTCGTTGATCAGGGCAAGGTGTTCCATTGCCATGTAATATGGTGTGAGTTGGATACTTGTGAGAGACCAAACTTCATTAAGAGCAATTTGGTATTGGATGTTGAAGATATTAGATCCGGCGTAAGATCCTAATACTGGAAACACACCAACAACACCAAGAAGATTCTCTGGTGCGGGAATGCTCTTAGCAGTAATGTCAGGTTGAGTTAATTGGTACTTGTAGTATGTTTTTTCGGTACCATCAAAGTGGTAATCGTAGTAGTATTTAAGAGCCTCATCAATACGATCATCTACTTGTTCATCAGACACGTTAATCGTGATTACGGGTTTACCGAGTTTCTTGAGACACCATTCTTTGAAAAGTGTTCTTGATGTAGGAATGCTCATAATGCCTCTCCAGTGATCTTATCTTCTATTTATGAGATACACTATTTAAATTTTGGCCCCTCAACCCAAGCAACAAGACTCCTACGGACTCCGGATGTTACTGGCGTTACGCGATGACGGAGGAATGATGGAAAAACTAGAACAGTTCCTCTTTGTTTGATCACATTTTGATCTAAAACACCATATTCTGGGTCAATCTCAAATTCACCACCTTGATATTCATTTGGTTCCGAAAGTTGAACTGTAATAGACAACTTGCGGTGACTCATAGTTGGATTCATCCAAAATATATCTTGGTGCCAATCGTACTTTCCACCGTTCTCTGAGCGATAGGTTGTGAACTGGACGTCACGCAAGTAGTTAAGGTCGAAACCATAGTTATTGCGATTAGCATCAATAACAAAATTCCAAAGCGTATCAACAATAAAGCGGTGGCTTTGATCGTATGTATTAACCCAACGAATTTCTGATTTTCTAACAGTTTCAACAGCGTCTGTTGCTCCATTGAAACCGATACCCGTTTGGGCGATTGGTTGTTTGTTACCAGTTTCAATAACAGCATCGGTAAAAACCTTATTGAGGTTTCCCGGCCACATCGTTAGCATTTGATTCATAATTTTCGATTCTCTTTAAAACTTCTTCTTTAAATGAAAAAAGTGTTGATGCTAGATCACTATCCATGCGATCGAGTGTTCTCTCGAACATCGCAAAAGATGGGATAACATCAACACTTTTTTCTGATGCTTGCAGTTTAAGAAGAATGCTATTGAGCATTACTCTTCGTTAGCTACTTCTAGTGGTGGAGCAGCTGCATTAACTTGTGGTTGAACTTGAGCGACAAGATCATTGATGAGAGTACCAACATGCTTGTGTGGTAGTTCACCAAGGCCAGCCATGATGATGTTAAATTGCTGAGCGTTAACAGACAGGTTGACCGTTGGTTCACTCTTCTCAGTTGCTGCGACAGGATCTACAGCTTTCACTTTAGAAAGTTTTGGTGCAGTTTTCATAATTGTATTCCTTCAATTCTCAATTGGTTGTTTAGTTTTTATTAAGTTCGAATATATTTATATCAAACTGTAATGGGGTTAGGTGAATGGTAGAGCTTTTATAGTTGCATCGAACCAAGCATCAATCTGCGTTTTAAGAGCTTCAACGTTAACAGCAGATCCGATAATCTCAATTGTTTGATTTTTTGTAAGTGAGGAAAACTCGACAAACGTTTCTGGATCAGGAGCGCCAAGTTCTGTCTCTCCACCGATCTCATGAAAGTCATCACCACGTGTACCACGTAGAGTGTATCCGATACTTTTAATGACATCAGAAAGCTCACCTTCATCCGCGACTTTAGCGTCTCGAAATGTCCAAGTCCAAATAGTTGGCATCACTTATTCCTTCTTATAGTTATCTAAATTTATTTAGTGGATTGTTATGTATACACTTCCGCCGACATATCAATGGTTTCAGAGCAAACGGTCGCTCCACCACCGGCGACCCGGATCTCAACAGTTATGTTGCTAGACAAGGTCGTACCGGCGACGCTGTTTGTCAATTCCCACGTCCGGTTGGAAGTCAACGCCAGCCACGACCCCAAGGTCCCGCTAGTGGGGGCGGTACCTGAGTTATGGGTTACCCGGACTTCGTATCCGTCACCAATTGTGGCTTCCGTAGGGGTAGTCCATGTGGTGCTGTTTGCTTGCCCACCACGGTAAATAACGAGCGTAGCAGTAGCAGAGAACGATGCGCCCGCATCGATTGGTCCGACTGCCAACCCGAAGATCCGCGATTTTAGCGCCGCAATGAATGCCCTCTGGATGGTCATTAGGTGACCGCTCCGGTAAGAATACATACGCTAGACGAGCGCCAGTAAGCGCCACCCATCTGGTTAGCTGCCAATGTTGCGGTCGCGCTATCAACACCATTGACGTACATTGTGACGCTAGCTCCACGTGTAATAGTACGCGCTGCTGTTCCTGGATCCATTGTTATCATATCACCAGCTGTGAAGACGGCGTTAGGCATAGTAACGCCACCCGTTAAAGCGAGAGTTTTGTTGGCGCTGGCTGCAGTAAGTGTACCAGTTGTTTCAGAGCTAGTTTGCACACGACTCTGAATCGTACCACCGTTGATGGTGGGGCTAGTAAGGGTCTTGTTGGTGAACGTCGAGGTGGAGCTGATGGTAGGAATCTCGACGCTGTTAAATTGGAGGCCGCCACCACCAGTAGTAGCAAGGTTAATTGCACCACCAGAGAATTCGTTCTGGAGCAGGACGGCACCACCGTTAAGTATCTGCAGATATCCGTTGCGCGTGTTGGCAGCGTTGCGGAATTCTATGTACGGGTTATCAAAGCGAATTGTTGGGACGCCAGTTGTCACAAAACCAGCCAGCGTCTTGTTGCTCAGCGTATCGGTCGAAGAGATGGTGGGAACAGCTACGCCGCCAGAAAAGATCGCGCCGGTTGCTGTATTGATATAAGCGCGAATATTTACAGAACCGTCGAAGAAATAAATAGCAGTAGAGTCAGCGCCGATGTATCCGCGTGTAGTGCCGCTCTGCTGCATTTCAATTTGCAGGGACGTTCCTGAAGTGGGGTTTGTGACAATTGGTCGGCCAGCAACTGTGAACGTCCACGCGTTGCTCGCCGTCACAGTCCCCGCGACCGTCCCCGACAGCGTTGGGCTGGAGAGGGTCTTGTTGCTTAGCGTGTCGGTTGAGGAGATGGTTGGAATCGCGACGCCAGATGCAGTCAAATTTCCAGATGAATCTATAGAAAAATGCGCGGTTACTCCACCGTTCGTGCTCATAGAGATAGCACTAGCGTTGGTTGTCCAAATGCGGCCACGTTCGCCGCTAGTTACGTTACCAAAAAACATGTAAGCTGAGTTTGTGCCAGATCCTCTGGAATAAAACGAACCATATCCACTTGTACCCTGAGATGATACAACAGAGTCAGTCGGCGTTGTAAACCTGTGCTCGAGCGTTGAGATACCAAGCGTTAGGGCATTCGTAAGTGTCCCGGCCATCATCGTCTGCAGGTACAGGGCGGCATCCTCAGACGCAGCGGTCGTGTCAGAAATATTCGACTGGATCGAGGAGTACGTGACGGTGGCGGGCGTAGAGTTTTGTCCACGGAAACGAATTGCTGCTAGACCATCTGACGCTGCGGGCGACGCGGAGTTCCTGAACAGGTCAACCGTGAATGCAGTCGCGCCCGCTTCGGTCGAAGTGATCACCAGCGGAGCGTTGGCGGCCGTCGATGAGATGGTCAGTGGCGCGTCGAACGTGTAGCCTGTAGAAGCTCCAGCGAACGCCAGCGTGTTGGCGCT